ATAAATAGCAATTTAGATAAACGTTCAAATAACTGGAAGCAGGTTATCTCAGGAGTGACAAAAGATTCTGCTGCTAAGTATCTTTTAGACGAAAATGGAGATAGACTGACATTATCGCTCACTGGAAAGTATTACTTAGTAATCGCTTATGCTCCAGTAGTTCAAGATACAGTCTCAGTGTATCTTGTAAGGACAGCCTCGAATGTGGTATCTGTACTATCCGTGTTAAGAGAAGGGGCAGGCTCTTTCTCGCCCAGAATTGTAGCAACAACATCTGGGCAATACTTCAAGGTATCAACGAACAGCAGTGCCTCAGAGGAGAATGTTCATGCCCGAATCATTAATTTATAATCAGGTTTATTGAAGCTCAAATATGTGCACATAAATATCTTTTGCTTTTCCATCATTACCGGATATATTTGTTCCATCAGCATTTTTAAGATATACTTGGCTGCTATCCTTAGTAATATCAGCATGAACTCTTAACCCAATATTGTCATGCTACGATAAATTGCTAAAGGATGAGAATAAACAAGGCAAAAGTACCAGTATACGGTGTGCCATCTGTTTTTGTAATTTTTACATATTTCATACCGTATACGTTGGTAAATGGTTGCAATATAGTACCTGCTGTATCTGTACCGGCTGCAATCAATATGGAAAAAGAACCGAAAATATTAGGATCTATATATATATTTCCTGATGCATCAGTCGTAGCAATGCCTCTTCTAATTTTTAAAGCGTTCAAATCAATCAAATTGCTATTTATCTGGTTTAAAATTCCTGTAATCGTTCCATCTCCTATAGATGATATATCTGTATTTCCAAGCAATCTCACTATATTAATTACATTTTTGACCGCTAATTTTATTTTCCCGAATGCTACAGATAGTTTTTCACCACTGGCCAACTCTGTGAGTGTGCTTGCTTCTGTGTAGGTCGGAGTCTGGTTATTGGTAGAAACGTTAGGTACATTCCCTAACCCTACCTGCTCTTTTGTCACAGCATGGGGATTTGTCATGTCTGCTATATGGGAATCTACTTCCGCTGCTGTAGCTTTTTTACCGATTGCTTCTTCCAGCGCAGTTACGACATCATCATTCTCAGCCATGGCATCTGCTATCTCTTTCAGCGTATCCATCGTGCTGGGTGCTCCATTGATCAACTCTGCTATCTTCTCATCCGTATAATAATTGGAATTGGCATACGCTGCATTGATAGCTGCTTGTTGTGCCGATGACACAGGTTTATTTACATCCGCCGTATTATCCACCGCCCCCAAGCCAACCTGATCTTTGGTTACTGCATGGGGATTATTTTTGTTATCAGTGTGCAGCAGCAAGTCATATTCCATTGCATACAGTGTGCTGGGAATGCTCACATTGATGTTCACACCGGATGATATCAGCAACACAACTTTCACCCTTTTTTGTTTAATAAGATTAGTGCTGTTAGGATCAATATATTCTGCGTCATCGCCGCAGTTATCATAATAACATAGTTTTCCATTTACAATGATTCCGATTTCCCGATAATAGAATGCTCTCGGAGCAGTATTCGTTCCAAACTCAAATTCCAGATACACCTCGTCATTATTTCTAGTAATCTTCGAAAGAGGAATTCTCATCACCGGTGCTACTACTTCCTCTATTCCAGAAAATGCACCAACACACATCCCCTCTCCGAGTACGATTTCTGTAATGGAAAACTGTTCTCCCATCTCTGCCCTAGCAATTTCCAGCCTTCCTGCATCTGTCAATACCAATCCACCAAAACTCATGCTGTTACCTCCCGTATCACTATGATTTCATCTTCTTGTCTCATTGCTGCCAGATAATTTCTGGCTGTAATACTCTTCTCATATACAATGTCATATGCTAAATGTGCTGGAAGCCATTTATCAATAAAGGCTAGTGTGATAGCTTCTTTTGCCTTTCCAATCTTGTCTGTGCTGATAGAAAAATTGACCTTCAGCTGATCCTTACATTTTTCTGCAGATACCAGATAACCTGTAAGCTGTCCCAGCTTATTTTCCAACCAGCTTTCATTCACCAGTTCCTCATGCAAGAGAGATGCCCGGTCATACAACGTGTCTATGGTTTCTTCAATTTCCAGCAAAATCATATCCTCCACGTTCAAAACTTCCTGCATCTGACGCATTGTTCTTACTCTCTCCGGTAACATCTGACTACTGTTCAGCGACATTCACAATCAACTCCTTCAGCATAAAATACTTATCATATACAGCAGTAATAGATTCCTTCTCTCCATTGATTTCTAAATTATCCAATTCCAAAACACCTTCTACACTGCTGATCACGTTGCTTACCTTGTGATAATTCAGTGTTGCCATCCCTCTTTGAAAAGCAATTTCGGTAAAATAACTGGCCACATCCTTTTCAATGATTTGATTCACACTTTCCACAGAATAACCATCTTTTATCGCCAAAGTGCACGTGATAACAACTTCAATTCCTTCTGCAGGTATTACTTCCGGCTCAGCTCCGATCGGTCTCATAGAGTCAATATAATCCTGCACAATCTGTAATTCCTCTTGTGAAGGTGGAACTGCATCCACTGTCAATATTGCAATGGACACATGTCCGGTTCCATCCCGGAGTGCATTAACCTTGGCATTACCCACTATCACTTTGCCTTGGGAATCTACCGCTTCTTTTGCCCAGCGCACGTAATGCCGTTCATTTCCGCTTGTACCCATATCGTCCTCACGATCTACTATTTCCTCAATCAAAGGAGCAATGCGCATGGCTTCCAGTCTTGCAAGCTCCTCTGCGACCGCCTGAAGATTATCCATCGAGAAACTACCTTCCATTTTAGTGTCATCATTCTTCAGTCCTGCTTTCATTCTTGCCAAAATTGCTTCTGCACTGAAATCCATCAGATTGTCACCTCCCTCACCGGCAATATAATATTGTCTGTCCCATAGACACTCGTACATTCAAATGTGACAGACAGACCGTTATCTAAATTCACAAACCTAAAATTTTCAAGTCGCTCTATGTATGGATTCACCATTAGAGCCTCTGTTATATATCTTTGAAGTTCCAGCTGCATCACTTGGGAATTCATGACATGACCAATCAGCTGTTCCTGATACTCGGATCCGAACAAATGGGAATATGCAACATAAGAAAACCGCTCCGTCATCAAAGCCTTAAATATCCATATCCGCAGGGCTTCATTTTTTTCTACCATATAGGTACAACCTTTTTCATTCAGCAAAAGTTCATTATTTGTGAAATCATACGCGTATTCTTTCAAAACAGGAAGCTCAGCCACTTCCGACTCTGTTCCCTGCGATGAATCAATAAATGGAAAAATGCTCATATTTTCTCCGCCTTTCCCAAAATATAAAACGCTGTCCCTGCTACACACACTGCGACTGTATCTCCTTTTTTAAGGACAAACTTTTCATGAAACTCTTTTAAAAACTCATAAGCCTCCTGTGTCTCAAATGAATTCTCAAATACTTTTTCCATTTTGGTCTCCGTATTGGATGCTTCCACCATTAACGCCGGATTAATAAAGAGATTCTTTGTGATAGATACATTATGCATTCGGATTGTCAAGGGCTCTACTGACAGCACATTTGCCATATACATTCCATCTATCCCTCTAAAACCACTCTCATTCCCGGTTCCCTTTCTGATTGCTTCCACCATTTCCACAATATTCCGATTGGTTGCCATCCTTCCGCCTCCTGTCACTGTGAAGTTCCCTCAATATCCTTCTCATCCATCAAATTCTCAAAAGCTAACGTCAGATCCATTTGTGCTTTTCCACAAGAAAAGGTATGTGTATCACTCTCTATATAAAACTTTCCGTATATACCGGTATCCTTCTCCTGAACAACGATGGAATACCCGGATATCGCCCTAAAATCATTAGGCACTCCCGATGCGCTCGCTGAAGCTTCCGTGGTCACCAGCGCTTTTTGTGCCTGAACCGTGGCATCCTCTCCCTCATTCTGCTTCATCACTCGCTGCACCAGTCCATATTTTTGGATTGAAGTTGCGTCTTCCACCGTTTTTATGACGTTGTCATTTTTATCTGTTATTAAAACCCTATTAACAAGCTTTTGAAGGCTACTCCTATAAGTTGCTTCTATTAGGTTGTAGTCTCCTGTAAGAATAGCTCCACAAAGAGTTCCTTTCTCCAATACACTTAACTTGTTGATATCCGTCATCAATGGAATGTATTTACTACCGTTTCTCCTTGCTGCAACTGTATATGCCATCATGATAGCTTCATAGGCTTTTTTACCAAAGCACGGCATCGACACATGTATCCCTGTTTGTGCCATAGTGCCACTTTCAATACCTAATTCAGCACATATTCCTGTGGTGATCGTTTCCGGAGTTCCATCAAATACTTGGTTGACGTCTGAGTTATTGATATAAAACATAAGATCATACGCAAGGTAACTCTCCACTTTTGAACTTGCAGCCTTATCGATGTCAAATATGATGCCGCCAAATATATCCTTTCCACTGTCATCCTGCATGATTATCTCATCACCTTCATCAATCACCACACTGGGAAATGACCTGTCTTTCTTATTTTTAGCGATTGTAAATTTAATTGTCCGGGCTACCTGCTTTGTGTCCCCAGACCAAGTGATTGTTTCAACCAATTCACTGATATCTTTTCCGCCGGTAAGCAGTTTCACTGTTTTCCTCCTTTATCCAGGAATGTTATACATATCTCCAGGGTATATCCAATTTCCATTGCTTGAACTTGATTTTCCATGTCTCTTTGCACTGTCCTCAATTGTACTGCTGTTTGCATTATATATTCTAGGATGCTGCCCTCCACTTCCGTATTTTTTCTTTGAGATACCCCAAAGAGTATCCCCTCCAACCACAGTATAATTACCTGCAGGGGAAGAAGTATCTGGTCTGTCCAGTAATCCGTTTGTTCTCACCTTTGTATTGATTTTGACCGCCGGAACATTCAATGTTCTGTACTCAGATAGAGATATTGTATAGTATATATCCCTATCTCCTTCTTTCATTGAACAGGAAAAATCATCAATCAGCATAGCGATGTTCATCTGCAGATCTGTGACAATGACCCGGACAACCTCTTGTGATCGTTTCCATTCCTCTATCATAGACACATATTTATCCGGTGTATTTTTTGCATATTTAAAAAATGGAGAGCTTTCCGAAGGAAAAAAGCTGGACAGTTTGGTTTTCTTCAGTCCTCTTTCTCCCTTCAGATTCACCTCTCCAACATTCAGTAAGGATATCGTCTGATTGAGTTGAGACTCTGTGAACTCCACCGTCAAAGGATTAACTGGAAGCACAATGACATTTTTTCTGTTTTCAGTACTAAGTTCAATGATTCTCTCTTTCATCAGACTATCTCCTATCCCATGTTTAATACTACTTCTAATACTTTCTTGGCAACTCGATCTGCCAATTCATCAATATCTTCATCTTTTCGGACGATAATTTCATCCGCCAGTTTTTTGATATTAATACTGATACTGCGTCCACGACTATAAACGGTAGCACTTTCCTTGTCCGGATCAGTTGTTCCAGTTCCTTGTGTTCCCCGGATCCGTTCGACAATCTCCTGCACAAGATCTAAAATATCCCGGAGTATGTTTCCACTTCCGTCATCCGGATTTCGTCCTGCTACCACTTTCTGAACTACACTGGTTACTGTGTTCTTAGCACCTGCCAAACCGGAAGATATTGAAAGACTTTCTTTGTGTGGCAATATTCTGGAACCTCGTGGCAAATCTACAAGTTCAGCACCTTTTTCACCGACCCAAGTAAGTCCGCCTTTCCAGTTATTATCACCCTCTGCATTGGTACCGACATCTGTTCCCAAGTCTCCCGCTCCGGAAATAGCATCCGCCACATTCCCGAACCATCCTGCGATTTTTCCAACAACCTTTCCGATTCCTTCTACTATCGGCTTGATGGCATCCCAAACTGTCTCAATCACACTCTGAATACCGGGGAATACTTTCTGCACAACACCGAATAAAATCTTAAACACATTGATTGCAATATCTATGACCGGAGAAACCACTCCCCAGACTGTACTGATGACATCTCCTATCACGGGAGCTACAGTGCCAATCACATCCTGAATAAATCCCATTCTTTCTCCGACGAAGGAAATAACTGTTCCAACTTTTTCTCCAATTTCCGAAAAAATTGTACTAAATATTGGAGCCAGCGTGGACACCACAGTTCCTATTCCGGCTACCAGCCCGGCAATCACTGGAGAAGCTTGGGCGATGATATTTCCAATACTAGAAACCACCGTTCCTATAACCGGAAGTATCACTGGGAGCATGGTTTGCACCGTGGAGATAATATTGGTCAATGCCGGTAGACACGCTGCTGTCACTGATTGAATCATGTTTGACATCCCGGTTCCAAATGCAGCTAGTTGTGGAAGCAGCGGAGCAAATCCGTCTGCGATTGTCCTTACCACCGAAGCTGCATTTTTCATACCGGACACAGCTGTGTCAAATCCTTGTCCGATAATCGGAGCTAAAGAAGGAAATGACTCCATCAAGCCTTCTTTCAGGCTCTTTACAATAACCGGAGCTTCTTTCTTAATCTTAGGAACTACCTTCTTAATTCCCGAACCAATTGCTTTCGGCAATGCCTTCAGCACACTTCCCACCATTGGAATTGCATTGCCAAATAAAAACGTGGCTGCCGAATCTACTACTTGTCCCATCGCAGTTTCGACATCACCACCGATTGCAAGATTTCCCATCAGATTTGATACAGCAGATTTCATGGCTGCCAGCGAGCCACTGAAAGTTTCGCTGGCTTCTTTTTCCGTTGTACCCGTGATATCCAATTCCTTTTGGATCACATGGATAGCACTATATACATCTGCCAGATTTTTGATGTCATATTTCACACCGGAAATCTTCTGTGCATCCTTCAGTAACCTCTGCATTTCCTCTTTGGTACCACCGTATCCCAGCTTCAGATTATCCAGCATTGTGTAATTTTGCTTTGCAAATCCGGCATAAGCATTCTGAATGCTCTCCATGCTGGTACCCATTTTGTTGGAATTGTCAGCCATGTCAATGATTGCCATATCTGCCATCTCTGCAGCTTTTACAGTATCACCGCCTAAGCTCTGCAATAAGCTAGCAGAAAAGCCTGTCACTGTTTCCATATAGGCATTCGCCGATAGTCCGGCTGTCTTAAAAGCTTTATCCGCATTCGCCTTTACAACACCGGAATTATCTTTGAACAATGTTTCAATGCCTCCGATGTTCTGTTCCAGAGCCGCCCCACTGCTCAGCGCACTTCCTACTATAGCGGATACTCCAACACTTACTGCAGCAGCACCCACAGCAGCTACCTTAGCCGTTTTTGCAATAGCTCCACCGATTTTTGATAAAGCCTGTGCTCCTTTTACCACTACGTTGACCACCGGCTTTGCCACCATACCGCCCACTTTTTTGACCTGTTTAGCGACGTTTTTGACTTTGTCTGTAGCCATATCTTTGATAGCAACCGCCGTCACTACCTTTTTCCGCAATGGTTCAAGCTTGGTTTTTAACTGCTGAGCTTGCTTGGCAGCTGCAGTTGAATCCAGCTTCGCCTGATACTTCTTATCCCAAGTCGCTTTCAGCTCACTCTTTGTCTTTGCCACATCCTTCCGGAAAGAGATTTGTTCATTATGAATGCTTCGCAGGACGGCAGAAGCATTATCTTTAATACTGATGCTTCCTACAACACTCAAACAGATCCCTCCAATCCTTTTAACATAGTTTCACGCTCTTCAATCGCCTGAGCCATGGAAGCCATATAAAAGCACTTTTCTTCCAGTCTAAGCCCAAGAAGATACTCTATGGAAAAACCTTTTTGGACATAGTAATGCAAAAAATAGCTGTCATCGTCTTGGGTAATCAGTTTTTTAGCTCACTTACTACCGTCACTTTCTTGTTTCCAACTACGCCGGACAGCTTCATGATTTCCATAGCGATTTCACTGATTTCACTCATGCTGAACATATCAACAATTTCTGTGTATTCTTTGATATCACCATTATTTTTTAACTCCACTGCCACATCTTTCAGGTTTGGTTCAACAACAGAAAGATAGATGGTATATTTATCAGCCTTGTTTGGATCATTTGCATCCTCTATTTCTGTACACTCCACAATTTCCGGATAGAGCAAGCTTTGAATTGTGATTTCCTGATCTAAGCTGGGGACATACAACCGTTCTGTCTTTCTTACCTTGTTATCTCTGATTCTCTGTGCTGCCTTTGCTACAAAAGCTGCAAAAACATCATCTTTTTTCTTTTCCGCCATGCTACAGTTACCTCCTATGCGATCGCATCCAGATTTTGCAAATCATTGGGTGTAAATCCGATGGATATTTCCTCCTCGATGATTCCGCCCTTTTCCCAGTTCACTACCGGGAGCTCATTGTGCCATACGTTGTCACAAGACCACCGCTCAATCTGACCACCTACAGCATCCGGGTCCTGAAGCTTAGCAATGATCTCTGCCCGTACATCTTTTCCCTTTTTCCAACTCTCAAGGATGTCCCTTGCTCTTGTATACACTTTTTTAACAGTGTATGAGCCCTCACCCTTTAACCCGGTGATTTTGCTGTCAACCGACGCTCCGATCTGTACATCCTCTCTGTTTGCCGTGACCTTCAGCTCAATTTTGGAGAATTCAAATATCTTTTCTCCATTGATCCATAGCTCTCCCCATGTACCGGACAGAGTCTTGTTACCTGTTATCTTGTCCATCTCTTACCTCCTACATATTAGAGTTCATCGTCAGATCTTCCATTGCATTGACAAACTTAATGTTGCTGGTCAGAAACACCTTAGTTCCTGTGTTGGCTGTCGCAATCATAACCTCATCCATATCGCTGACGTCAATTCCTCTGCTTTCCAAATAGGTTCTCTGCGCCCCAATATCCACGGCAACCGTATTCTCATAGGAACTATCCAGCACATCTCCCATGAGTCCTTTATGGTAGGCAGCGATAGCTGACACTAACATCTGCTTGCCATCATAGTCATTGATGACCTTGCCGACATAGTTTTCCTCATATACCTCACGAATGTCGTCCATATATAAATCCATGCCTTCCACGATCTTAATAAAACGCATATCTTCCGTCTTATTCCCGGAAACGGTCACTAAACTGTTAATACCTCTGCCAATTTTGAACTTCTTGCCGTCAAAAACAATAATAAGTTCACCGGCGTTGATTCTCTCATTCGGATCTATTGGTGTATCAGCTTCCGAAATGTCATCCAAAACATAGTAAGTACTACTTCTGGCAAGAGATAGTCCGGCAAGCACTCCGGCAATTCTGGCACAATACTCTGCTGCGGTAAGTTTTCTAGCTGTAATTGTGCTTGCAACGTTTGTAGTCGTATAATTAACGATTCCTTCATGATCCGCTGCACAATTGGGAAGTACAGCCTTAAAAGTCTTCTTTTCTGTATCACGGTATTGTTTGATCCACGCAGAAATTACCGTAGTATCCGCTGCGTTAATACCGGGAATGGTCAGATAGTTCCATTTCATATCCTTCAGCTTCTGCAGTGCCGTATTATAATTTTCTGCATCTGCAGGAATACGGATTACAATAACAGTGGTGGGAGCTCCTGCGAAAATAAGCTTCAGATAGCCATAGTTGATTTCGCTCCAGTTTGTGAAATCAACCTCGTCAACCTTTTTGTAAACATTGACTTCTTTTCCTCCTTCTGTACTGTCCTTCAGGATACAAGCAACAATCCCTCTTGCACTTCTTTCAATAGCAGACACTCCCTTGCCGGAAAATACCATTGAAATGCTAGGTAATCCTAAACCCATACTGTTCTCACACTCCTTCTTTTACTGTAAAATCAATTTCTTCCATTTTTTCACCATCTATCTGCACACCTGTAATCTCTCTGAATGAAACAGAGAAACTGGTATGCAGAACATGGTCGATTACCTTTTGATTGGTAGCCGGAATGGTAATATTTCTATCGCCAAAGCAAAAAACAGGGCGAATAATCGCATCCAGTTCAGCTGCTTTAATCAAATATTTGGTATTGCTCTCTTCTTTTTCGTGGTAAGCAATATCTATAAGCACTACCCTATCAGTAAAACACTTGTCCACCGTCTCATTAATGTTTGGAATTAACTCCAAAAAATAATAGGTTTGTGGCTCTTGTAACCCATGTTCTTCATCCGTTGCAGGCATTTTTTCAAAGAACACATCTACATTCGGATCCAGCCGTTTCAACAAACTGATCACTGCATTTTTGATTGCTACGAAAGACGATTCCATCTATACCTCCTATAACTCATGTGAATCGAGAAAATCATTCAGCCACTCTCTCATATATCCAGTCAGATTCCTCTGAACTTCCTGAAGAGAAAGCTCCATCATATGCGCACCTTTCACAAATCCGTTGCCACCTTTCTTTCGGTGTCCGTGTTCCACAGGCTCCGCATACTCCACATTGTTATATACCTCAATGTAGTATTCATTGCCTCTTTTTCTGATTTCACCGACTCTCCAGTTGTTGCGCAAATGACTGGTCTTTACAGGTGTTCTTTCTTTGACTCTGCCTTCCAACTGTGCTGCAATATCAATGACCATTCTTCGGAACTCTTCCGGATACTGTTGCTCAATTACTTTCGCCAATCGCTTTTCCCACTCATCCAGCCCCCGAAATTCATACTCCGTACTAGACAAGTGGATCCTCCAGCTTAATCGGAATATTATTGTGTGATACCATATTCTCTGAAAACCCGGCAACCGCTTCTATGCACTTTCCGCAGTGGCTGATCACCAGATAATCGTTTGGTTTGATATCAATTTCTGGTCGAGTAAATAATGAGAATGAAGTGGGAGTAGTTGCAGTGGATTTTGTTTGTGCCACAGCTCCGCCGGTTTGTGTTGACAAGGCACATTCTACATTTTCATATATTTTTGCCCCATCCAGCTTCGTTTTGAATACGCTCTCGCCGTTTTGTAAAGTATCTTTGAACGCCCTGTAAACGGTCACACGATCATCATAGGTTGTAGCCAGTATATCTGCTTCAGTCATCTTTGACATCCTTTGGCAGATTCATTTTCTTAAACCTATTTAGGGTAGTCTCATAGTTTTTCATAAAATCAACAGTGGCTTTCTGATTACCACTTCCATCCCGATAAGAAATGGCGGTATCGCCACGTTCGATACTCGCCACATCCTTATCACCGGATTTTACCAGATCAGCCTTCAGCATATCCTCTGTGATCTGTACCACAGTGCTTAACAGCTTCTCCGGCAAATCTTCCCGGTTGCAATAAATCAGGATTTTATCCACTGCTCTTCTGACATATCTTCTGGCTGACCGTTCTTCAGTCTCAGACATCTTCAAGCTGTCCATCACTTCTCCGACAAGCCAGTCCTCCTGCTCTTTTGTCATCGCAGCGCCTCCTTATTTCTTGCCGGTCTCCTTATTTTTCTTGACCGCTGCTTCCAGCTGTTCTTTGGTACCGGAAAGTTCTGCCTCCAAAGCCTGAATTTTCTTTTCTGCTTCCTGGAGTTGCTCTTTGGTGTCAGCCAGTTCTTTTTCCGCTTCTCCCCTTTCAACATCAGCAGTTTCCAGTGCTTTTCCAGCATTTATGAGTTGCTCTTTTAACTCTTTGATCACTACTTCACTTGATACAATCTCCTCCGTTTTCTTCACACCGGTTCCATCCGTTCTGACAAACCCTTTAGATTCCAAAACCTTGGCTTTATCCTCGGAATCAACCTGTTTTACTACATTTGCTCTCCTTAATTCGATTTTGCTCATGGCTTACTCCTCCCCTATACTAATGCTTCCTTCACATTGACAAAGCACTGTTCAACCTTTTTATCGGGAACCCAGAGATCATGGAACTTGCGGTAATCCAAAGCCCACGCCCTGGCCTTCTGGTTGGTTTCAGGATCAAAAATTCTCATCTTGTCCGTCTTGGACACTGCAATAGGCGCTTTTCTCGGAGCGATGATCCAGTTGATGCTCTTGCTGTTACCAGTAGGAGCAAATCCACCTGCTTCCTGACCTGCAGTAACACCATCCTTGAAAAGATACTCAGTTTTCATTCTGTCGGAACTTACCGGGATCAAAGGATGCATGCCATCTAAGCTACGAACCTTAAGAGTTACGTCTCCCTGCTTAAAGTCTGTTACATCCAACTTCTTGGAAAGCTTCTCTGACATACTCAAGATCGCTGCCAACATAGAATCAATGGTAATAACAAGTGGTGTATTCTGTCCCACAACCGCCTGAACTGTTGCAATATCATAGTAAAGCTGCTTGAGAATAGTCTCTTCGTTAGCTGTATAACCGCCAGATGCTCTTCCCTTTGCGATACACTTTGTCGCAATAGTGCTGTAACGGTACGCATCAATTTCAGGTACCACCTTAGTTCTCTGGAACTCACCCAACACAGTGGATGCGGTCAATACAAAGTTAGTTTCATCCACATCGTTCTCATCAAAGCTGAAAGAACGTCCTCTGTCCTGAGTCATCTTGTGAGTTTCATACTCAAAATTTACGTTGCCCTGCACAAATCCGTTGGTACGGTCATAGTCAGCCATTCCATCCATATCAAGGCTCGGAATCTTGACCTCTGCACCGCCGGTATACTTTACCAACTTGTCATTTACTTCCATCCATCCGGAAGTAGCCTGCTCCACGGCAGCCTTGTCCAATTCGTTCTGAATAATTGTTGCAGTTTCAATCTGATTCATTTACGTTTTCCTCCTTATAACCCTCTGATATTTTTTGCAATCTGATCTCTTAACAAGTTCTCCGCTGAAGCTGCTCCACCGAGCCCCTCCGGTGTTTTACCTTTTAACCGGGTTTGAATTGCGCTTGCAAGGCTGTCTTTGAATACATTCATCGTATTCTTCAGCGTTTCCTCCATGCGTTCCTTGCTGGAGTAGTCAAGCATCTCCGCCAAGGATACCGGGAATCCATCCGCCTCAAGTGCCTTGGTTGCATTTTCTTTCAGTTCTTTCTGCAAGAGCTTGCTTCTCAGGTCGGCAATTTCGGAATCCTTTTTTTCCTGCTCCTCTTTTGCCCTTTCTTCCGGAGTGAGCTTCTTTACACGTTCTGCCTCCGCAGCTTCATCCAACCACTGCTTCTTCGCAGCTTCGATGGCAGCATCCATATCTGCCTGAGTGAAAGACTTCTCTTCCGCTGCTCCTTCTGCAGCAGCTTCGCCTTCCTTCTTTTTAGGTTCAGTACCATCAGCCTCCTTACCTCCGCCAAATAATCCGTTGATAAACTTCTGGAGTGCACTCACTTTCTCCGGAGTACTTTCAGCTGTCTGCTGTCCCTGTGATTCTGTTGCAGACTCCTGAACTACCTGTTCAGCAGCCTGCGTGGTGGTTGTTTCATCCATCTTTTTTACCTCCTGGTCTAAAATTTTTGTATAACAAAAGCACCCTTTAAAATGATTTTAAAAGGTGCTTGAGTCCATATTTTTTCAATGAAATAAGCACCCTTTGAGTGCCTATTTATTCTTGTGTTTGCAATATTTTTTACTGTAATTTGCAGTACTTGGAAATGACTGCTTCAGTTTATCCCTGGGTATTCCCTCCGGATGCTGCTTACATTTTCCAAACCCATAATAATATTTGCAGGAGTTACACTCACTGTCAATTCCCTTCGGAGCATCGCTCCATCGTTGATCTGAATAAGGTTTTTCCATTATATCTCCTCCATATAAATCACATTGTCATCTACCTTAGTTATGTAAAACATTGCATCTCTTGCAAAGAGAATTTCTTTTTCTTGCACATTAAATTGCCTTATATCTCGCCCGTTTTTTGATGTAATGACGTACTGGATTGGGAAGCTGTCATCATATACCTCAGTGGAACTCGAAAGAAATTCCGGGAAGCTCTTTACCATTCCCGGCTTGTATGATTCAACAAATTCCTTTGTATCCGGGATACCAAAGTCCGAAACAGAACGGTATAATGTTCCTTGATAAACTGGCATCTTTGCCAATGCCGAATCTAGATTATTAATTTGTTGTTTCTCAGCCTTTGTAAGTGCCATTCCTCTTCTTAGTTTATCATTCCATATGTAGGCTTCGCTACTAATGTAGCTGTTTAGAGCATGTTGTTCTTCCTCTGATAACTTAATTATAGATTTCGAAACCGGAGCGTCAACATATTTTTTCTTCCATTCCTCAAATTTAGGATTCTCTTTCAGAGGATTTACACCATCTCTGTTTTTGAACAAATCCCTATCCACCTTTGGGATGATGGTACATTTGCAGTTAGGATGCATAGGGGGTATATTCACACCCGGAACAGCTTCTGATAACTTGAATGTACAACCATTCACCTCCTGACAGATCTCACAGCCACCGCCCAGATAAGTATAACTTTCAATCCCCAGTTCCTGATATGATGCCAGTTCCCCTTGGTTGGCAAAATAACTACTTTCTGTCCGAACCAACCGTTCTGCAGCATATCTGCCTTTTCCCATAACATCATTGATCTCTTTGGCTATCTTTTGAACACCGGCACCAGACTGAAAGCCGAATGTCAATTCTCTTCTTACAAGAATCGCCAGTTTATCTGTATTTTCCCATAATGCCTGTGAAAATTTTTTTCCCGACCAAGGATACTCCAAAATTCTCCGTAAATTACCTTCGTCCACTTTTGCCACATTAAATCCCACACTCAGAATTGACTGTACATCAAAACAGCCCCGGTAATAATTGATTTGATACATATCAGCAAGAAGCTCTGTAACCTTTACTTCGGTTTCTTCAGATAGGGTAATCATAGCCTGATACATGTTGGCAAGTAGCTGTTCTTTTCGGCTGATCCGTGATTTTACCGATAAAGTATTTAATTCAAGCAGCATTCTTGAATCACTCTTAGCTTCCTCAAGGTATTTATCGATGCTTTTTCTCCAGTGACTGTATTCCTCTCCGCTAAGAAGTTTAGAAGCCTGTGCATCAGTTAAGCCATTCTCTCCAGCATACCTTTGAAACATTGCATTGATTTCCATTTCCAGCTGATTGACTGTCTCATCATATAAAAACATGATATCCCGGATATAACTGTCCGTCAGTTTTGCATTGTCCAGTACCCTCTGCTTAGCTTTTTCTATCCACTTATTCCTATCCAGCTGACTCATTCACCGTTGCCTCCCCATCCGGTTGCATCTGAAACGCCTTGGCTAAATCTTCATATATCCCAAATTCTTCCCTGTCCTTATTCTTTTCGTTCTCCAGTTTTTCGATCTCGTCCTGAACATTTTCCACCGCAGGAATCATCTGCAGTCTTGTCTCTCTGGATAGATCACCAGACAACATTGTTACAATTTCAGCTATCTCTTTGTCATTCTGGGGTTTGTTACGTCGGAACTTCGGAATAATCTCCCTATAGTCAAAATGGTATCCCATTACATTTAACATGTTCGTAATCAGCTCAATCCGCCGCTGCAATCCCTTCTTGAATTTACGTTCCTTAATCGCACAGAGCTGTTCAAGCCCCCACAACTTATAGGATATCGCCACTCCAGAGAGGTTTCCTCCAAAGGATTCATCACATAAATGGGGAACATTCGCCATGGTATGTATATCCTCTAGCAGACGGGTTTTGTAGTTTTCCAGAGCAGTATCATCAATCTGTTTTAGTAACCAGCTAACATCTCCTCCATCTTCTAAGATAATAGCTCCTTTTTCTTTCATGTCTGCGATATCCTGACTGGTGACATCTCCCAGTTTTAAAACTTTTAAAATAGCATCATCGTTATATTGAAAGTAGTTGGCTGTATTACTCTGCACTTTGTTGTAAGCATCAATCTCTGTGATGACACCCTCAAAATCTCCAAGCCTTTCCTCATTGTTGATATATTCCACAAACGGTACATCCTGCCAATAATGATCTTCTACAGCTTCCAGATTCAGTCGGTTTCCATTGACAGACCGGAAATACATCACCTGTGCAGCATTCCAAAATTCTACCTTCAAAATTGTATTATTATTATTATCCCGGGAGAGTATCTTCCGGATAAATGCCATGGGAGCTGAGAATCCACTGTCCGTTTCGCAAATCATAATTCCATTTCCTGCCGGAATTCTGGCAATCCGGATCTTTGCATCTTCGTCCATATACAACATTTCAAAGCAGCTTCCTCCAATACTGCAGTTCTTTGCAAGCTCCATATTGTGATCCTGCTCATCATTGTAATCAAATATATCCTGTACAATCTGCAGAAATTCTTCATTCTGGGAGTTGTAAACCACCGGCTGTCCCACAAAATATCCCACCGCAGTATCGGTGATATACTTGGACATGTTATGAACAAGTTTATTGTTTGGTGCGGTACTGTCCTTCTTCGCCTCACTCAAAATATTATGTTTTCCAATATAATAATCGTACAAACGACCGTATTTAACGTCAGTCGTGTTCTGTTCAACGATGTCTCGTATATCCTTTTCTGTCAGATTTGCAATGGAAGCTCTATCCATATAGATCACTGCCATCTCTGATACCTCCTATAATCCCAATAATCCTTTGTCAATAACCCTGAATTTCTTTGACTTTTTGGCAATTGTCCGGCAGCCTTCCAATGCATCCGGTCCATCATCATGTGCACCCATCGGAAAGTGCTCCATCTGCTCCATGAGCCTCTTGTGTCTTTTATTAAACTTAATATAATGATTTTTCACATCAGGCTGCATGGTCTGGATACGCATAGTTTTATCACTAGTCTGTGGCACTTCCTCAATTGGCAGATACAAACCAACCTTTGCTGAGGCCTTTGCCAATTCCTCTTTCAAAAACCATTGGAACTGGACTGTCTCTGCCCCAAATCTTGTATAACCTCTGCCATAATCCTTCCGCAGCCATTTTTCCTTTTCCAGCACATCACTTATAATTTTATCCGGATGCCTGCGTTCAATATCGGCATCCATGACGTACATGTAACCGGTTGTCTTATGCTTTGCCAAGGTAATAATTGCAGAAAAGTCACTGTGTTTCGTCTTTCCAAGGGACGGATCCACAAAGCCAAAAAACTGAAACTCTTTGCTGTTGAACACAACTTCAGCCTCGTTATAATAGTCAAACCATTCTGGATTAAAGATACAATCATCCGGATTAATAGGTTCATTCTGTTCCTCCGAGTTGAAAGAAGCCTCTCCTTCTGTTAATCTCATGACCATCAGGTCATAATAAGACAGCTTCTCCTCCCACAGAACTTCCGTACCTTCCAGCATCTTTTCCCGATGCTCTTCAAAAAAGTTCCTTGCATCAGCCTCGTGGTTATCATTGGAAAGATCTGTGTAAATATCTTCCCATTCCTTCCAAAGATCCTCCTCGTTGGAAAAAGAAATGACCGCCTTATATTTGATAGCTTTATACCCCGGATTATTTAGAGTTTTCGCCAGAAGGCTGTCATAATGCAACAACGTCCCAATATAGATAATGTCTGTGTAATCATCACCAGCTTTTGAAACCGCTTTTAAAAACCAGCTTTCAAGTTTTTTTCGCTGTTCTGGTGTCCGGACGTTTTCATCGTTTTCAATATCATCCAGCACCAGAAGATCCGGTCTCCAGTTTCGATGTTTTCTGCCTCGGATTTTCTTGCCGGAGCCTATTGCCTCAACCTTGATATTGGTACTGGTAATAAGAACATTACTTCGCCACACCTTACCAATCAGACTTCCAAAATCCTCTTTCAGTGCTTCGTTTTCCTCAAACTCCACCCGAATATTGTCCAGAAATCCTTCCGCCTGATCTGAGCTGTCGGATATGATGATTGGATAATGTTTGTATTCATATACTATGGAATGGATGGTACCTTTGAAAGTAAGGCTTGTAGACTTAGCGTGTCCACGTGGAGCTGCCACCACTCTCTTGGTTCCATTCATCCGGCTGATCTGCTTTACCTTTGCCGGAGTAATGGGATATTCCCCTTTTAATACGCCTTGCTGCCATATATTATCAAGCTCCCTGTGAAACTCTGGCGAGGGTCTGGAGAAATAATGCGGAAAGTATGCCCGTCCGAAAAACTCCATATCAATAGCCCCCAACCGCTGGCGGATGCCACCCTTTCCAGTAAGTGGAGCCCCTGCTTCATAATCTTTTAAAATCTGTAATTTCTCCGGTGTCTTATCCTTTTCCAAAAAAGTGTTTAAAAGGCTTTTTAAATCATTTGTTACAACTGCTGTATCATCATAAAAGCTTTTGCTTTCAGCCTCCGCCATCGCTCCGATCAGAACACCAAGGCTATCCTTCTTCCCACTCCGCATTTCCACCACCTACCTTTCTATCAAATTTGCAAGCTCGTATTTGCCCCATATTTGAATTTTGGGGTGAATTCGATTTCCCCAAGCCACTTAATCTTTTAAATGTTTTTAAAGGGGGTTATGCGCTTTTTAAACGGCAATCAAAAAAGGAACCAAGCACACAAGAGGACGGTGGGTAGGCTTCGCCACTCCAACCAGTAATTCTTTCTGCTTAGCTCCTTCTATTTATGACCGTTCCTTCCTGTACCGGGACGAATCAACCGGCTACTTTCAGGTAACTTCTTGTTTCTCTTCTTCATTCTCCAGTACAATACTTAACTGAACTTCTTTCTTTTCACCGCAAATAGTAATTTCAAATACCGCCCTACGGCTCCGCTTATCACATTTGATGAGCCGGTTTTCAAATTTCTCAAGAACACCTTTTACAGTCTTAAGAGTTCCATCCTCCAGCACTTTTACAACCGTCGGCTCAATCGGAGTATTATCCTTCCCCGATAGCAACATAATCCATTCCGCTTCCAGATAGGACAGGCATGACGGATTTTTACTATCCCCCAAGAATCTGATCACTCCAGGAATATTTCGGACACTATAATAGTGTTCTGCGGTATAGTCCATGCTCAGGAACACATATCCTGTAAAAAGGATATATTCCCTCTTCACCCATGTTCCTCCACTTCGGATCATCCGATTTTCCTTCGGAACAAGCGCTCTGATTCCTTTCTCTTTTAACTGACCTGCAATCTCCTCTTCTTTGCCGGTCATTACCTGAATCACATACCACATCTCATGATCCCTCCAGTCCTTCCTCCTTCTTCTGGTTCAAGTAAGCGCTGACCTGACGATATAATTCCGGATTTTCTTTTGCCATTGCTTCAAATACAAGACTCTTAACTGCTTCCAATCCGGCTTCATAGTTCTCTCTGTTCTGCACCTCGATCCGCTTTTTGTATGCGGCAGCTCTAATCAAGCCATTAGTTTCTTTAATCAACTTCTCAATGGGTACCTCTTTCATCTGATCCTCATCGATGTTGGTCAGTGCATTCATCACATGATGGCTCGCCAAACGTATTAGGGCTTCAGAAGTATCCAAATCAGGATAACGGTTCATCTCATCCATCAACATGGAGAAATTACTCTGTGCCACTGTAATCATCTCTACAGTAGCAAGATACTTTTTGGCGTAGGTGCAGATTGCCATCTGAGACATCTCTTCACCATTTTCTTTCAAAAATGCAACAATCTGTTTATACGTGCAGCCGGTGAGGAGCATCTGCTCCACGGTGTCCTTCAATTCCGGCGGCAATCTGTCCACCTTTCCGGTGCTGCGTCTTCTATCCTTCTGTTCCATGTTTAATCGCCAAGATCAACCATGTTATCCTCCAGCCCTCCGCCAAGGAGCCGGATTCCTTTACCTGTCACCCTTGCTTCCAAGGTCTGATAATCAAAGTCCGCAAGACTGGCATCCTCATGTGATTTGATATCTCTTAGATGAATGTATCCTTCTTCCTGAAGGAAATTGACACTATCGATAAATTCCTGTCTCTCAATAGCTTCATAGCTCACAGCCTTTTCCACACTTCTCAACGGATTATACTTTTCCCTGAGAAGATTGATGGTGGAAAGCACCCTGCCATTATTTATCATGAAGTCTCCTGCCCGGAGTCTCCTCTTCTCTGCTTCTCTACTCATTTATGAATTCCCTCCTCTATGTAACATCAGCTCCAGCATCTGATCTAACTTTCGATCCATCTTGTTAATCTCCCGGATAAAATCATCCTTCGTCAGGTATTCCGCCCGGATCTGTTTGATATCATCCCTGCACTCGTCAAAGTCTTTTTGGTGTGTATCCTTTGGCGTATAATCTTCTCTAATCTGACGGATGTCCTTTTTGATTTCTTCAGTACTTTCTTTCAAATCCGTTTTGGTAACACACTCTCCGTTGATTTTCCTGATTTCGTCTCCCTGCTTATCCACCTGATTCATTGTCCGCTTCAGGAAGTAACTGATTACACCAATTCCCAGCCCTACTGCTGTCGTTATGATCCATTCACTCATCGTCTATCCTCACTGCAATAAAAAATACACCTGTGCATTTAACACAAGTGTATCTTCTTTTTCATAACTCGTACATTTAAAGTACTTTATTTATTTACTGGAGAAAATCCATCAATTCCATCTGGCCTTCAATAGGCTTCCTTCTAAGTTCCTCTGCCTTTTCACTTACTATATTCCTAATCCATACTTCTGTCAATCCATACTTCCGGGCGAGAGCAGCATAATTGCTTCCATCGAATTCTTCTCTAATCTGACTGTCCCTGTCATTTCGCTTTGCAATTTCTTCTGCCTTTGCGATGTAAATGGTAGTTCCGCCAAACACTTTTGTCAGCTCCAGATATGCTTCGACGCCAATAATTTCTGCTATCTGCTTCTGTTCTTCCCTCAGATCATCCAGTGTCAGTGCCATTTACCTCACCCCTTCTTTTCCGCTTTGCGCTGTCCACATATTTCTTTAAAATTTCAATGAGCTTATTGCCTTGAGAAAAATTCATCCAAACAAACGGATCCTTTGCCCGGGCATCCATGTTAAATTCCTTCCGTAGTATCTTACATAACCGATCCCCCAGCGGAACGTCATTGGATATCTCATCCCAGTTTTTCAGTTCATACATAAGCGCCCAGATCTTCTTTTGCTGTCCTCTTGTAACACCGCCCGGCTTTTCGGAATGTTCCTTTGTTCCACCAGCCGGTTTGGGAGAGACAGTTTTCCCCTGCAGTTCTTCCAATCTGGCAATCACATCACCGGCTTCCCGGTAAGATAATTCCTTCACAGAATTCTTTCCTGTCACACCTGCGATCAGAAGATGCAGCTCATCCTCTCCTGATCCGGATACCGTTATCCCCAATGCATGACCGATTGCGTAAATTTTCCGGATCTGAAATTGTTCAATTTTTCGCATCTGCCTCTCCCTTCCTTTTACTCGGCTTCTACTGTTACTTTAATACCCTCATCTACGACAATGGCTGCTCTGATGATTTCCACAGCCTCTTGTGGAGTTCCTTTCCACTCTGCTGCTTTTAGCACTTGCAGCATCCATTCCCAATTAATGATTTCTGCAGCAAGATATGCCCAGTCACTTGCATCCTGCTCCGAAAGTCCCACAAGCTGCATCAAGGTTTCTGTGTCTTTTTCATATTTACCTTTCAGCTTCTTTTTTAGGGTTCTCTGGATTCTTTCATCAGCTGTTATCGCTTTGATTGTCTCATCCAGACTTCCTTCGGTGTAATTACCAAGAAACATCATGCTAAACAGTCTCTTACATGGCTCCGTCATTTTGTAAGTCGTCTCCTCCTTCACAAAATCTTTAAACACATCACCAAACAGCTTTTTAACCATTGTCATGGAAATCGGCTTCACAGTTTCACTGCTTCCGACCACAATTTTGGAATTGTTACTTCCCCAATAGTCAATGGTCTTTTTCTTGGTGTCCTTCAGGTCATCCGTTGCCAGCTTCTCGAACCATGCTTTGATTTCGTCAATCTCTGCCTTGATGACGCTCTGCTTGTCAGTCAGTTCCGCCAACCGGTCTGCCTTCGCTTTGATTTCCTGTGCTTCCATCATCCGAACACCTCCACAATCTTCACTGCACATTCCGGACATATTTCCAGATCAAGTGCTGTCCTAACCCCATCAACTCTCCCACAATGGAAGCAAGTGGATACGTGCTTCATGATGTGGATACCCTGCTCATCTGTCATCACATCCACCGGCACTCCCGGCAAGATTCCAGTCTCCTGACGCATTCCACGCGGAATTGTCACACTGCCTCCTTTGGTTACTCTTTTGCTTGTCTGCATCCTTACCCTCCTTCTCGGTTGAAACAACCAACGACTTCAACCGCTGCATATTGACTATGTGACCAGAGAGGAACAGAATGTAAAACGCACCACCGGAAAACATGTAGCCGGATACTGTATCATATTCAGTTGCAAATTCATCCGCAAAACCAACTCTGGTTCCTACCGGGTAGCGCAGGATCGTCTTTATGATCTCTGCTAACATGCTGTCCTCCTCTCCCACTCTGCATTTACATGGGCTTGTGACCATCACCTTGACGGTGGCTGCATTAAGAGGGGCATCCTGCCCCTTATGTAATTTTTCTCCCATATCTGTGAGATTTGTTCCTCTTCTCGACCTTACAAATGAGTGTGAACACAGCCTCGATTTTTTCTTCCTCTGATAGCTTGTCACTGTTCAGTTCATAGATATAAAGCATTGCTCCATCATCCCTGATATAAACTGTCTGCTCTGTGTGATAGCGCATTTCCTCAGCAGCATATACTTCCCCGAACCATCGGATACTACCGAACTGGCTAATCGTTCTTGGCTCAAAATACATCTCTTCTCGTAATACCATCCTGCACCTCCATCATTTCCGCTGGGTATATCGATACTGGCTACCATCTGTTCTCTGGATAGTCACAATTCTTGCCTTTCCATCCCTGAGCATACTGGCACACTGTCTGACCTCTTCCCATGCCCTGCAGAACTCTTCTGGCATTTTACTCGTCTCTTTTTCCATTACTTTTCCACTCGTCCTTTCGCCTTCCTGATTGTTCGTGTTTTGCCGTTTTTCCTCTGCAACGAAATTCTGCTGATTACAATTGTTTTCTCGGGAGTGTCTTTTACAATCAGCCACTTATCCGGATCCAATCCATTCACCTGCAGGAATTTCTTCTGTGCCAGAGTCGGTCTTTTGCCATTTTTCACTGCTTTACCTCCATAATTTTCACAACAAGACCATGCCGTTCACTCTGCCATACTCGAAAAAGGAATCCACCTTTCTCCGCCTCCTCATGGTGTCCAGCTAAAAAAGTACCTGCCCGAAGCAACGCTGCATAATCTGTCAGCGTGGTATGATTTCTTACCGTAATTTTCCCCGGCACTCCATCACCTCCCAAATACCGCCTCACTCTGCATTTTATGGGCTTGTGACCATCACCTTCCGGTGGCTGCATTAAGGCAGGGGCAAAAGCCCCTCTTTATAATTTTTCAAGGTTTGTTATCGTGAGTACACATCTGCACATGGTATGATATGGAATCACAGACTGTGCCATTCCCTCATGATAGCCTTTGAGGTATGAGTCATAATTTCTTCTCTGGATCCGCTGGTTAATCCCTACCATCCAGCCAAACAGTACTGATACCGCCACAATCAGACATGCAAGCACCGCACCACCTATTCCTGCCTCCGTGTTCCATACCAGTGTGATCACCATTCCAAGCACTACGAGCACTGCCAAAATTCCAATCATAACTACCCTGCGTCTTCCCTTATTTCCCTTATTTCCCTTATTTCTCTTCATTTTCATCTGTCTCCTATTTCTTATTTTTTTTATTTCCAATCAGTGCCAATGCGATCAAAGTAATACAGATCACGGTAACGATATAACACTTTTCCATGCCATCCTCCTATATAAATCGAATGCCCATTGTATTTGCCATCTTTTCCAGTCCTGTAAAGGAAATGTCCTCATTATTGACTGCATTGTTAAATACACTCACCATTCCTCGGATTCCCCATTTGCTGTGGCTGATACTCAAAAGGTATTCTATTTCCTTCATCAAACCCTTCTCCTCCAGCACCGGGAAAAACTTCACCACATCATCCCTCTGGATATCCGATGTACGGTACCTTCCATGCAATTTTGTCCGGTTGAACTGCTGTGCAAAGATTGCTTCCTGCTTACCCAACATTTTGTTGTAAACTTCCACATTCCCTATAAGTACAATTCCAATACCCGGCTTCCCGGTAAAGATATCCTCATCCACCCAGCCTCTGATTTCCTCTAAAGTAAGAAACTTCAAGTTCTGTGCTTCATCAATGATAATTACTTTGTCTGTCTCACGCAGTTTTTCCTGTATCGACACGGACAAATCCTCCGTCCGCTGGTTTTCAGGTAACTTCAAGGTCTTCGCAATCATCTTTAACAGGCTTCTGGTGGATCCAGTGCTGGGTGTTGCCTTGACATATACCGTAGTAGATGGATTATCCTGCAGAAACTTGGCTGCAGCTTTGGTTTTCCCTATCCCGGCGTCTCCATCTATTACTACAATCCCTTTTTCCAGCTGACAGTACCGGATCAGCTTGTACGCCTCTTCCGAAATGGTGGTTGGTATGTATCCTGCAGACGCCTTTGTCCTAAACGGTTCTGCTTTCTGTGCCGTTTCCTCCCTTTCTTTCTGAATCTGAAAAAACTCACGAAGCTTATTCTCAATAGCTTCAATATCACCCTTGTCGTACATGCTTCTGCGGTACTGGCTGAGTGCTGCCTGACTGATTCCCAGAATCGGTGCTGCTTTCGCCTGACTTAAGTTTTCGTCCTTCAGATACTTCTCCAATCTTGCCTGTAGTTCTGTGTTGTACTGCTTCATCATTTACCTCCTCGCCTCTTGGCTGCATTTTTATTCATGACATCAAGGTCTGCACCGCCCACCACTTTCTTGAATAATGGTTCTTCGTCTGCCCTCTGAACCTGTAAAATGGAAGGATCTGGTTTACCCTGATAGTTCGCTTTATTACGCTCTGCTTTTGCGAGCACAAGCTCCATTGCTGTAATTCTGTCTGCTTCCGCCAAAATGATATTCTCTTTGTACTCCCTGGCAATCCGTTCCAGTCTTCTGGTTCTTGCCACGGCTGCCTTCACATCATCCTTACTTGCGTTATAAGATAGAACTGCAGTGCTGTCCGCAGGTACCGACATCACATATCTGTCTTCCAGATCGTAGATTCTGACCTCACTCAGATCCTCCGGATCATAACGGAAGTAGACTGTTTTTCCGAGCATCAGATGCACAAAGTCATCGTTCCAGTAATCGATATGAGAACCACCAATGTCCAAATGGACACCTCTTCGGGTCACCTGCTGTGGTCTGGTGCTTCTCATCAGCATCAGATTCAACTCCTCCGGAGGTGCAGTCCGCTTCTTTACCAGATGCTCATTAAACACATCCATCTTGCACTTACCCTTGTCAGCTTCCACTGCTCCGTTGTAGTCCTCCATGTTAAAATAGTATCGAAGAACCATCTCCACATACTCTTCAAACTCTTCATCCGTATAGATCTGGTCTTTCTTCAAAACATACTTCAACCGTTCTGGCTTCTCTACTACACTTCCACCGGTATAGGTATTGAATAACCGGGAGAGATCATTCTTGACATCCTCAAAGCGTCTCTCGATGATCTTTGCTTTCGCATTCCGGACAATCGCATTCGTCATGTTAATTCCAAGTCTTTTGAATACTCCCGGAGGTTCAAATCTTTCTTCTCCATTCTTGGGCTTCTTTTTGCGGTGTCCTAGACCTCCAATGTCAAAGGTAAGGAACTCTCGACCATTATCCACATAGATGTTATCCGGTATTCCATACTCAAGGATCCCTTTTCGCAATGCAATCAGCGTAGCTTCTGAACACGGATTGTAGGTAATGTAGAATCCGGTAAAAATACCGCTTCGTGCATCCAAGAACGCTGTTAAATATGGTCTGTGTATGTTTCCATTTTTGTCTCTTACCATCACATCAAAGGTATGGTTATCAGCAATCCACCACTCATTGCTCTGGATATCCTCATAAATTCTCCGGATATAAGGAGCGCAACGGTCATTATAGGCTTTATGTCCTTCACGTCCCAGTACTTTGACGCCTTCTGGCACCTCATTGTTAAGTCTCCGATAAAAAGCAGAATAACTCGGAATATCGGTATACAGATCCGGTCTTTTCTCCTGTGCCCACAGCTTTGTGTAGTCCAGGCACTTTTTAATCGGATGTTGGCTCTGATCGAGATAATAGTAGAGAAACGCTTGCCAGATCACATCATTAATAGTACTGGTACCTTTTTTCCACTTTCCCCTCTTATCAATGAGACCATCCCAATCCTTTTCCTTGATTGCTTTCCACTTCCGGTACAGTATATCCACAGAAATCTCTTTGTCCGGATACTCCAATCCGCATAGTGTAACAAACTTCTTGTCCACCTCTGCCTTATTGGTCACTCCCGGCTTCATCCGGTACTGTTGCCACTGCTCCACGAGGCTGATCCAGAAATCCATCTCCTGCCTTTCGCTTTCCGAAAATGAATCGACAGCTTTCCTTTCCGGAATCGGAGCCGCTACCATTATGTCCTCAGGCGGTCTGTTCAGGTTCATCTGGTACCACTTCTGCTGCAGCTCCTCTTCCAGAGCCTCCAGAGGTACTAGATAAGTTCTCCTGTTTTTGTCATTTAAAGTTTCCTGCGCCTGAAGTTTACCTTCCTGTATCAACCTTTTAACATATCTGTCGCTACATCCTTTGACCTCTGCCACCTGCTTTGCGGTAAGCATCTGCCCCATCTCATCACCACCTTTACTGCCTGTCATCATCAGATGCAGGAGGCTATCCCTGCATGACGGAGCTGAAGCTCCGTTTCTTTTACGTCCTCTGCTGAAACATGAAATTGAATGGACTTCATTTTCTCCCTGTCAACCTTCAGCAGCCAATCGCTCTCGTCCTCGGTACACAAGCCGTAACACTCATCTGTCCTGGTAAAATGATACTCCACACCATAAAAGTGTTTAATGGCCATTCTGTACACTTCCCACTGAGCTTGACACCATGCCAACATTCTTAAAATATCCTTATTCTCACCAATTCGGCTGTGCTTCTCCAGTGCCTCATCCCACGCAGTAATCATACACTCCAGTTCTCCACCCAACGCAGTTTTCAAAAAATGCTCTTTATTTAGCTTCATACACGCCTCCTTAAACGCCTTTTAAAAACTCTTTAAAATTATCTACTTCTCCGCCTAATTCCTTGATGATGGGGATAATATATTTATTTACAGACAAAAACATCGTCTAAAGAGCATCCTAGAGCTTCCGCAATCGCTTTTGCCCGGATAGGATGAATTCTGTCATTACTTCCTGACTCAATTCTATATATCGCATTTGTTGGTAATCCTGCTTTTTGAGCCAATCCATATTTTGTTAGTCCAGCTTCTTCTCTTTTCCTCTTGATTTCTTCAATCTTCGGATAAATCAT